GCTGAGTCCATAGTTAATTACGGGGTTGGATGTTGTGTTTAGCTTCCCACTCAATGACATCAGTTAATTTGTATCTAATGCGTGGGGCGTATGGGTTCAACGGTGTTAAGCCGATGTCCTCAAACGGAGGCCCAGTGGCCTCGCCTTTCCTTGTCTTCTTTCTCCATTGTTGCAACGTGAATAACGAAATTCCGTAACGGTTAGCAAGGTCTTTTGGTCTTAAATATTCAATCATTTATCCTCCACTTCTAAAATCGCTTGCAATATCAAATCTCTTTGCTTGTCGTTTATTTTTCCTTCGCTGTAGCGGTCACTTAGTCTTGTCTTTACAGAATCAGCCTTGTCTGGATTCTTCTTAACATAAGCAATGAATTGTTTAGTCAATGCTTCACCGTCTTCGCTTGTCTTTGGTGGTGCAGTCTTTACGGCGGGTAGATTCTTCTTCGCGATTTCTTCGACTGGCTCTGTGTTGCAATCCATATCAGGCTCAATGCCTAACAGCATTTTGACGGCATACCTGCGCCCGTAGGTCAAACTTCCACCGTATGTGAACATTGGCTTTTTACCCATGTCATCAGGAAGAAAGATAGGAAGCTCGCTTGTTATTTCTTGTCCTGTTTCGACATGGATCAAACGAGTCAAAATAATTGAAACACCGTCACAAGTTGAGGTTGGCGGCTGAATTAATAACAATCCATTCTGATGCAGTACGGGTTGAATGACTGAAAGCATTTCTTCCAGTGGTGTGTACTGATAATTAAAACCCTCTTTGCTTCTCGCTAGAGAAGGGCATTGCTTTTGAAAGTTTTGGAGTGATTGATAAAGTTCTTTCATTTAATTAGGGGTTGATGAAAATGCCCACCGTGGAAGGGTGAGGCTTTGGACTCCAGCTTCACTGTGGCTAGGCCAGTGATCTGAAATCTGACATTCTGAAATCTGATCTAACGCTTGCCGCCGTTCTTTATATCCAAGATCAATGCTTTGCTTATCGAGTTCATATAAACCAACATCAAACGGCCACTCTGATTGCACAACTAGAAAAATAAATCTTTTTGCTCTTGTAACTTCTAAATAATGAGCCGCTTGGATGTGATAGCCGAAGTTAGCAACGGCCTTTGCAAATTCCTTTGGAGCTGCACCAGAGCGACTTGTCTTCAGGTCAACAATTACATTTCCAGTTGTGAACCAATCACTTCTTGCTTTCACGTCAAGGCTTGTTGATTCATCGACAGACCACCATGATTTTTCTGCTACTCCTGTTGCTAATAATTCCTTTGCTTCTTTTTCTTTATGCACAGAATCACGCATTGACATTGCTAAATCCCATTGCTCGGCGGTAACAGCCGTAATACCTTTTTTAGCTGCTTCTGCTGCTTCCTCTTTTCCTTTCTTTGTTGTACGACTAGAAACAACCGTGAATTGATTCTCTAAATCTTCAGGCTCAAGCACCGCCGCATGGGTCAAGCTTCCAAGCACAAGAGCTGGAGATGATTTCCTTTCAGGACGGTTAGGATTGTGAAAACTATTCCAGTACGCTTTTGGGCCATGCTTTGCCATGACCTTTAACATTGACGCTGATATTGCAAAATGCTTGTGGTATTCAGCATTTGAAATCTGTACGCTGCCTTGTGTCATGCTGCCTCCTTATATAAAGCAGAACCAGGGCCATACGTTTGATAGATTTCAGGCCATGTTCTTAAGAGCTTGGCTCTATTAACAGGGTCGGCATTAATGCCAGCGCGAGCTAAATGGGTCATAAATTGGCCGCCGTGGTGTTCGGCGGTGCGAAATGTGTTTAAGACTTCTGAGTCGGTCATAGGTAAATTAAATGTGCCGCCGTGGTCAGGTCGATGGCGGTGAAGTGGGGCGGTCAGGGGTTGGCCGCCTTGCTTCTTGTCTATATTTATGAGTCATAGGGGCTTTCGCCTGCGGCGTGGAGAAGGCCTAGATCTTTCAATCTTCTCAATGTTTTCGTTTAGCCGTTCTAGTTCCTTGATTATTGCAGCGAATAATTGATGATTTGAATCGAAGGCCTCAGTGATTGTGTTAATGACTTTTTTTTCAAATTCGGTCATTTTCTCAATGCCGCACACGCCGCTTGGATGTGATGAACCTCGCAGTCTTGACGGGTCATATCTTCTAATGCCTGTGTTGTAACAGCGAAATAAAGAAGACTAACGCCGATACCGAAAATAAAAAGTTTCATGGGGTTGATTGCTTACATATCTAATATACACCCCTACACGCCTGTGTCAATAGTCCGTACATCTCCATTAAAAAGAGGGGTTTTAATCCCCCTCGTAATCTTCAAGAAAGTCGGCCAAGTTTTCAGGAAGGTTATAAATTCGGATCTCCTCAAGATCTCCGTTGTCCGTGATCGCCTTAGCCAATGCCTTAGCGGCGGCGATAGTTGACTCGTGCATGGAAAGAAATGCGTGAACTTATTTATTATACACCCCTGTACATCTCTGCCTACTTCCAGCCCATGAAGGTCGAACCTTTATGCTGAAGAATCAGAAAAGTTAAATCAGACCCGCACTGTTCGCACCAAAACTCAACAGCGATAGCACCTCTTCCTCTGGGGCTAGGATTATCACCGTCCTTAGTCTCTGTATCGACCCACAACTCTTTATGCTCGTCTTTGATTGTTACGCACTTTCCTGATAAATCATCTTCGTGGGTGGGCCAGATTCTATAAGTTTTCTGATGAAGATTATTATCTCCAGGGATTACAACGTCTTCATCTACTGGATTTCTCTTTCTGCAAAGAGGGCAGGCAATGCCCCACTCGATTGAAAATGGATTGGACATAATTTATTTGGGGTTGTAGTTCTTATTGTAAACAAGCAAAAAAAAGAGCCTTGCGGCTCCTTGATTAAAATGCGAGGTCTGCGGCTAGTGCTTGTGCTAAGTGCTGGAGGAAGTGGTGAATGTTGCCGTTTGCAAGATCAATTTTTCTTAAAATGGCTTCAATCTTTTGGGCTTCCTCGCCTTTAGTTCTTTTAACCGCTTCGATTACAACAGATGA